GAAAGCTATCCGCCTAGCTTCCATATAACGACCCCAGCGGGATTCGTCACGACTACTCTTTGGCCCGCCATGAAGCCAAGTGTAAAAAATGCGATTACCAACGCCGGTCTCTTTTTGTAACGATGCAATGGTACGACCAGCCATGACTCGCTCAAATACCCAGTCTTCGCCGTATTCTTCGTCTAGTTTTTTACAGCCGACTCTCGTGAGTTTTTGCGCAACCATTTGGACTCCAGTTCATTTAGAAAATCATCGAATGGCATCAGAGCTATCTTCTGACAGTCGTTAACGACTTCATCTGCAAGCCATTGAAGCGGCATCACTGCCTGCCATTTCATTTGATCGAAACGGTAGGCAAGCACGGGCACCTCATGGTGCCGTGCTTGTTCGCAGGCTTGTTGCCACCATTCACGACGGTAGACATTACCCCGTTGGTATCGTTTTACCTCTAAAGCAATGCCGGGGATGCCGATAAGATCACAGCCGCCTAAAGCGGCTTGATCGTAGTTACGTTGGAGATCGAGGTCGGGAAACCTATTTTTAACGACTGTTATCAGCTCTAGCTCTCCGCGAGCACCTTTAGATCTTGATTTTTTACTCAAGATAGACTCCTGCGCTTTCGGAGCCACTTCGTCGGGTTCCGCTTACGGCGTCACCCCCCGCACTGGCGGGTTGGAGCCTTGCATATTTGATACGCTGTGTCAAATTTGTGTATCTTCTGTATCGTTAAGCTCAACGAACTTCAAAGTGTCAGTGCTGATTTTGATGTGTTTAGGCTTCGGCCATGGGCCATTTCTGAGCATAAAGTTCAGATTTACCCCCTGATCTGCCTTCGTCAGCATCATGCCGGTATCCATCCAGCCAACCAGACTTGAAGCGCCACGAGCGCCTTCAAAGCCATCTTTCTCAGTCGCTCCCTTACGAGTGTGATGAACCAAAATGATGACCGGCGGTTTAGGTAGCTGTAGCAGCTTTTCGTCTGTGAGTGCGTTTACCTTTTTTAGGAAGGCGTTTACTTCAGCGTTGTTCGCTTCATCACCTGCAAAGAAGTTGGCCATCGGGTCGATGGCGATGATTTCAGGCTTGATGAGTTTGATGAGGTCTTTAACTTGGTCGAATTGATCGACCAAGTTCAAGTCGCCGCGCTCCGTCCAAAAGAAATTCTGGTTCAGCAGCTCTTGTTCATGCTGCAAGTAGCTATCAACCATAGAGCGCAGCCTGACGCCGACATACGGCCCTCTGATCTCCGCCTGTAACCACAGAACCCGATGTGGTCTGTCCCACTGATAACCCAGCAGATCGCCTCCACAGGCCGCGCTCGTGAGCATTTGAAGAACGAATTGAGATTTACCGAGTTTGGGTGCGCCAATGACTAGGCAGCGAAAACCTGCCGCTATAAAGCCATGACCGAGGTACTCGTCTGGCTTTTGCTTTTCGAGCTGAAAAGCATCGTTCAACGACCTAACTTGGATGCCTTCAGGCTCGAAGCCTTTGTCTCTGGCACCCCGTATCATCACCGTGATTTCTTCGATGGTTTGCTCAACGGAGTAACCTTGCTCCGTCCATTCCTCGCAGTGACTGAGGATAAAGTCGTCAGATTTACCGGCATGTACCATCCCAGCTACGATACGCAGTTTCGTGTCATGCCAATCCGTTGAGCTGAGCTTTTCTGCCGTTTTACGCCTTGATTGAAGCGCCTGTAGGTGCCTCCAATCAAGGGCAGGCAAGTCGTCAAAAGAATGGAAGTCTTGGTCGTCTCGCCATTCAATCTTGTACTTACCGCCAGCAAAGCAGATGTAGCCGCCGATGCCTCTCGTGTCGATGTTGTGAAACTGTCCTGTTGGCACAGTGACTGGGCTGGTGGCGTAGTAGAAGTGATAGCCACCGCTCTGTGAACGACCCACTAACGGCGTATAAGGCAGGTTTTTTATCGCCCATTCCAGCGCTTCGCCATCTTTGTGGCAGTCAATGTCAACGACGTTGAACTGCTTGCCGGTGACTGCCGCCACGATCCCCGGATGTTCTACAACTTCACTAAGCTCCTGCGGACTAAGCTCGCGTTGCTGTAACTCCTTCCAAGCAGGCCAAGTCGGTCGTTTGTTGTCAGCGCAAGGCAGCAAAGACACCCCATACTCTGTCGCCAGCTCCTCAAGAGCTGGCGCAAGGTCTTGACCATCGCTGTGTATCATTTGTCTCATAAGGACGGCATCGTGTGTGATGTTTGACACATACGCAACAAAGTGTATCCTCAATCCTGAATTGTATGAGGAGTATGTAAAAGCTATAAAATGGACAATCAAGATCTGGCCGAAAGGCTGAAAAAGCTGCGAGAAGCAAATGGCTACTCGCTAAGAGATCTTGCTGAGAGGATTGGCTCAAGTGCGAATACGATCATGCGCTGGGAGCGGAACGAATCCGCTCCATCGCAAGAATTCGTTGTGAAACTAGCCGAGCTATACGGCAGAGATCCGGTATGGGTTACGTTTGGGGTGAAGAAGCCAAGCGCGAACCAAAACGAAGACAAAACAATAGGGAAAATCAGTAGTAGGTTAGAGCTTCTTACACAGACACAGCTTCGTGCAGTAGATGACGTTGTTGCTCTTTTCCTCAGGATAGACGTTGAGGATGATGAAAGTAATGAGAAGCAACGAGCTTGATGAGCACGAGGTAGAGGCGTTCATTTACGCCTGCTGTGAAAAGTTTTTGAAGTGTGATGCGTGGGATTTACATTGGGTCTTGTTAAACGACAGGTTTGAGGTTTTCACTGAAAATCCGAAATTGTTCCCCGCAAAAAACGCAGATTTTATGCCGAGGGCGGCGAATGTGCTCGCAAGTATCGCGTATAACGATAAGTCGGACTATATGAGACAGAACTTTTCCAACATGACTTACCGAGCATTTAAGTCATTAGTATCGCAGCGTTTCAATGATCTTTATGGGAAAGGACAATGGAACGAGAAAGGTAGATTCATGATGCTCTATGAAGCAGACCAAACCTTCATTGTCGTTTATAACCGAAAAGCCATGATGTTTGATTGCAACCCCTCGATGATTAGGGGTTTAAAAAAGCGCTTTGGAGCAAACGAGGATAGTCAAATCTCCGCAAATGTGTCCTACATACGACACAATGTTTGATTTCTGATACAAACTAGGTCATATTTGTTCTCCTCAAACGAGGAGAACAAATTTGTCAGAACAAGAAACCAAAAAAGAAACGGTTCCTCTTTCCGTTAAAAGGGGAATCATCGCAGAGAACGAAGTAATCGTTTTAGCCGGTGCTGGTGGCACGGGAAAAAGCACGGTAGCAGCGGCATCAAGCCAAAAAGCACTTGCTTTCGACACGGAGAAAGGTACTCACTGGCTCGATGTAGACCGCATAGACTGCGACAGCGCAGAGGTCCTGAAGACCGAACTTAAAAAATTCGCTGACCAAGATCATGGTTACGACACAATCATCTTCGATAGCTGGGATCGGCTATGCGAGATGATTGAAAACGACATCGTCAAAGAGGCACAAAAAACAAAGCCTCACATCAAAGCCATTGGTGATTTCGACCATGGAGCCGGATACACCAAAGCGACGAAACAGCACTCCGACTTGCTCGATTATATTGATCGTAACTTGCGAGGCAAGTTCCGCATCATAGTGGTCTGCCATGTGCAGACCACTACTTACAAATTAGATCCTACCGTCGAGCCATACCAAAAGTTTTCCTTAAAGATGCGCGACAAAATGGCTTCCAGACTGCGTGAGTGGTCAGACTTCTGCCTGTTCGCAAACTTTGACGTTGCAACCTACAAGACAGGTAAGGGGTGGGATCAAAGAGTCGTTGCTGATGGAGACCCTATGAAGCGATGGGTTCACACCAGCGGCACAACCTATTTTGACTGTAAAAGCCGTATCCCGTTGCTTTCGGAGGACGGAGATCCAGTTTTCGAGTTCACGTGGGAAAACATCGAAGCTGCAATGAAGAGAGGATTGAAGAAATGACGATTGATGTAACGGCATTTGTGGAGGCTACTGGCGCAACAGAGTTCAAAGCGTTAGAGCCGGGGGTTTACAAAGTCTCTTGCCTAGATGTCATTGAGATTGAAAACAATTATGGCGAGAGTTTCCAAATGGAACTGCAAGTGCAGCAACCGCGCAGAAAGATGCGTGTTTGGCTAAACAAGCCTCGTGAGCAGATGGATTGGAACAAGCTGGATCTTTGCTTCAAGTCGTTTGGCAAAAACATTGTTGAAGCTGCCTGCGACGAAGTGGATGGAAAGGTTCAGTTTAACCCTAAGAAAGTAGATGCGTTAAAGGGTGGTGAAGCATCAGTAGAGCTGTCTGTTTCTAACGACGGGAAAAACAATCGAGTGGCAAAGTGGCTCCCGGTGGGCACTAAGCCTAACGATCAGCCACAGCCTGCAATGGTTGCTAGTGATGACGATGACGACATCCCCTTCTAACCATTTCACCGACATCATCCGACAGGCTTACAGCAATCGTGTGTCCGAAAGACACACGATTGGGCTGTCTGGCATCGGAAAAGATGAGCGGGTTTTGACACTGGAATCTCGGTTTAGCTGGCCAGACGTGCCAGAGCCACGTAACGCCATGATTTTTGCGTTGGGCGATGCGGTAGAGGAGATCATCGACTCAGTGATCCCAGATGAACACAGGCACCCAGACGGCAATCAGCTACGAGTCGTACTAGAAAGCGGCCACATCACAGGGCATGTGGACAATGTGTTGCGAGTCGGCAACAAAAACGTGTTGGCCGAGTACAAGTCATGCAATCAAGCTCGTTACAAGAAGCTCGAAAGGCTTAGCAGCTACGAGCTTTGGGACGATGGCTACTATCAGCAAATTCAAGCCTACATGGGTGCCTGTAACGAGCTGCATAGCTTAGAGATAGAAGAATGCCATGTTGTGGTGATGAATAAGAACACCTGTGAATTGTACGAGGAAGTCATCGCCTTTGATCCGCTCTGCTGGGAGCGGATCAAAGAGAAGTGCCACAACCTCGTGAGCATGACATCGGTGCCACCACCGACGATGCAAGCCTCGGATTACCGCGTAAAGAACTTTATGGGTGAGGAGCAGCAGAAGATCTACATGGGTGAGTGGACACCACCTAGCGCGAACTGTCGTAACTGTGCTCACTCAAAGCGTGATCTTAACGACCCTGTTGAGAAACGTGGGCAGTGGGGCTGTAAGAGAAAAAAGAAAGTATTGAGTTTAGAAGAACAAAAAAAAGGGTGTGAGCAGCATCAGTGGATACCAGAGCTTGTTCCAGCGGTTTGCATTGATGAGGACGCTAAAACATATCAGAGAGGAAGCCTCGAGTTCCGAAACGACGAAGACGGCCTCAGCTCTGAAAAGATCGCTTGGCTTTGTCGAGCTGACTGGGACATCAGCGGATCAGAACCTTTGTTCAAAATTCTGGACGAGTTTGATGGGAGTTTAACCTTATGACCAAAGACTACATGACGCTCTCAAAGTTTCATCAGAAGTACCCAGACTTGCATAAATCGTTTGCCTCGCTAAAAGCAGAGGCAACGAAACGTCGAGACAACGGGCTGATGGATCACAAAGCGATTGTAGAGAAGCGAATAGGCGCTACACGGCCATCTCTACTGATAAGTCCATCACGTTACTTCGATTGGCTTGACGACATGCAGGTAGAAGAGGATGAGTAACCTTAACGCTTGGCTTGTAGAGAAGTATGGGCCATTGATGACGATGCAAGACTTAGCGCAAGTGTTGAAGGTGAAAGACATAAGGTTTCTGCGCGAGAAGATCCGGAGCGGAGAATACGACTTGAAATTAGTCGATCTTGGCCAGAAAACTTACGTAAACAGTTTCGACGTTGCGAGGCTCTTCAGCTAATGATGACCTTTACCACCAAAAAGATTGGTGAGGTTGCCAATATGAAGAAAGTCAGTGAGATACAAGAAATGCTGATGAACAACGCTACGCTTCTTGTGGCTTACCCAGATGCCAGCAAAGATAAGAGTGACCAGTGGCTGAAGACTGTGGACATCTGTAGGATCGAACTCAGGCGTCGGCATCAGGTTCAAGAGGGAATGAAGAACAGCTAGACCAAGAGCGACACACTCTCTCCTTGCAGCGTGCCCCCGTCCGCTGTGGTCGTATGGCGGGGCTTACACTAAGTCTGTGGCTTTTAGGTTAGTATAGCGTTTGAGCTGTTTCCAATCTTTATGGCCGGACACCAACGCAACTTGCTCTATAGAAAAACCACGCTCAAACAGACGACTTACCGCCTCGTGCCGGAGGTCGTGAAAGCGTAAGTTATTTATCTCCAGTCGTTTGGTGAGCTTGGCAAAGGCATCGCTGACCGAGGGTGCGGTCTTTGGGTTCTCAAACACCTTCTCACCACGACGAGGCAGTGCCTCAAGCACTGCCTTCGTCTCATCAAACATCGGGATAAGCTGGTCGTTACCTTCTTTATTTTTGGGGTCTTTACGCTGCCTGACGAGGATTGTCCTATCCTCAAAATTAAGGTCTGACCACAGCAATCCATGGATCTCACTCTGACGCATGGCACTGTCAGCCGCGATACGAATAAAGTCGTTAAGCCAGTGATGGCTTGTTGCCTCAAGCAACAAGACCATCTCCTGCGTTGTAGGGCGTCTGTCACGCTCCTCAGTGGCCCCTATGAGTTTTAACAGTCGTAAGGTAGGCATGGCCTGCTTAACGGGGTTATGCACCATCTGAAGCCCCCACAGGTCACGAGCTATGTCGAGCGCTTGACCGAGGTAGCTGAGTTCCTGAACGACTGTAGAGCCAGCTACCGTCTGACGACGGTTGCTGGCGTAGGTGGTGAGGAGCTTGTTATTTAGGTCGCCAACACTAGCGTCAGTAAAGAAGCGCTGTAGCTGTCTGACACTGGCCATCTTGCTACGACCAAAAGGCTTGATGGCGTGGATCTCGCAGGCATAACGATCAAGTATAGAGGCCACGCTTGTGGTATCTAATTGCTTCTCGTCTTGATAGGTGCCATCGGCCATCTGGGTCTCTACACGCTGAGACCAGAGCTGTGCTGACTTCTTTGTCGGAAATTGCTTAGAGACACGCCTGTAGCCCTGACGCGCTATCTGAGCTATCCAACCGTCTCCTTTGCGGCGAATAGATGCCATCGCATTCCCACTATGTTACAACCGGGGAAATCGTAGCAAAATAAAGGAATATAGATCAATGACTTATAATATGGCGGAGAGAGAGGGATTCAGACCCCCTAGAGGCTAAATATATGATAATACAGGAGAAAACAAAGGATTTAGGGATAATTTACCAGAAACCTAAACCCTTGTTTTCTATGAATATATACGAATAAGTCGCAATCCAAGAGAATCTGGTTACAACTTAGTTGTAATTTACTTGGGTGGGTAAGCAGGCCGCATGGCTTTCTTGCCCTGCATCGCCTTTCTCATACCTTTTCGTCCCATCTTCTTCATCATCGCTTTTCCGTAAGCCATCTTACTTGCTCCTGCCTAGTTTACGTTTTTGTCCCTTGGGCGGACTCTTTGTTTTACCGCCGGGGCCAGACCAGAAGGTCTTATTGGCCCACCAAGCCCCAGAGGTTTTGCCTTTCGCTATGTTCTTTGCATGTCGCGCTTTGAAGCTCTTACGAGCTTCAGCGCTGTAGTTGTGACCCATTTTCTGATCGCCGAAACGAATCGTCTTGATGCTATCGCCATCTCTGACAGCCACCACCGCTTTTTTAGTTGGATGGCTTGGTGTCATCTTCACCGTGTTCAGTTTGGTCAGACCGACTCTTTTGAGTCGGTTCTTCTCTGCTTCCGTCAAGCTCATCGTCTAAACCTACGAGTTTTCTTAGCCACTTTCTTGGGTTGTTTGCTGTGCTGCTTACCAGCCTTCGTATCCTTCCTTTTCTTGCGTGTTGTAGCTGCATATTCCTTGTCCGATAACGCAGCAATCGCCTTCTTGGGTAGATAGCGCTCTCCTGTAGCTTTACGACCTTGTGTGCTGGGCTTGCCTGACTTCGTAGTCCAGTTCTGGCTTGTCCATTTCTTGAGGTCACGTTGGGGTTTTTTCAGGCTCACTTCTTCTTCTTGCCTTTCTTCTTATGCATCACAGCGCTGCTGTACTGCTTACGACTCATCGGTTTCTTACCCATCTTCTTATGTGGCATCAGGTATATCCTCCACCTTTGCGCTTGTACTCAGCGGCCAACATCTGCGCTTTACGCGCAGACCATTGGCCGGGCTTGCCGCCTTTTCCGCTAGCCTTGATCTTCTGAAACAGGTTCTTACGCATCGTCGGCTTGGTGTAGTTGCCTGCGGCGTTTACGGTGCTTTTGCGTTTCTTTTTATTTGAGGGCATTTATCGCCTCCAATCGCCTAATCAGTGCATCCATTTCAGGGTCGTCCGTACCTACATCAGCTCGTTCTTGAGCGAAGGCTACGTTTGTGGCCTGCGGCAAAATCCCTGCCACCGGAGTCGTGACAGGTGATGCCGCTAAAGCGCCTCTACCTGCCACAAATGACCCCCTTCCTACATTACGCGGATTGAAGCCAGCAGCAGTGAGCGCACCGACAGCCACATTGCCTAATGAAACGCCTTCTTGACCGGACGCCAGTATGCCGCCCGTCTGTGCGCCTGCCTGACCTATCCGAGCGCCACCAACCGGCTCTGTTGACTGAAGAGACAATGCAGCAGCAACATCTAGCGGGTCGTAATTCATATTAGGATTTAGCTCGGCCAGAAGATCGCCACGCCGACCAAAGTTAGTGTTGACGTTGTTACGGGTAACGCTTTGCAGCTTTCTTAGCGACTGGCTGACGTTCTTTGTTCTACCTAACCCAAGCTCTGACTTGATCTCTTCAGCAAGCCTGTTTGCCTCGTCATAGTCCTCAACGAGCTTTTTGTATTGCGGATCTTTTTTGAGCTGCCTGCTTAAATCCGCTCTAAGCTGATTTCTAATGCGAAACTCTTGCGTACCCTCTGTAAAGTTATAGGTATCCAGCTTTTGCCTTAAAGCAAAAGCTGCATCTCGGTCTGACAAAGGAGACTTGGAAAACTCTATGACGTCTTGTTCTAAGAGGCTTATGCCTTGCAAAGCATCACTGTCAAAACCCTCTGCATTAGACAATTCACCCTTTGCAGCATCTCTCTCTGTTTTTACTTTATCCAGTTCTTCAAACTGACTTGCGAAAAACGGCCTATTTCTCTGTGGTGGTGCTGATGGGGTTACGGTGACAACAGGGGGCATCTGTTTCCCCGTGCTCGAAATAGGGCCGGGAGAGCTTGTACGAGAGGTTGTTTGCCCGACCAATGGAGTTGTAGGGCCGGATGGTAATGCCGCTCTACCGGCTCTGTAGTCCGCGCTAATGTTTCCCCTCAAGGTCTGATAAGCTTGTTGAGTATCGTCTACAAACTGTGCTGGGGAGACTGCGGATTCTCCCTGACCTGCGGCTGTTTGACGAAATGTCTTTGCTCTTTCGCTGAAAGGCAAAGACTCCCTGCCCACATTGAAGGCTCTACCGATAGAATCGCCAGATGCGCCTGCGACTGTCCCCAACAGGCTAGCAGACACATTCCCAAGCATTGAGGGTGCCTTAACGACGGCTGTGCCTGTCGCAGCGCCCACATCGCTCAATATCAGGGCATTCCTTGCTTTTTGGCTCAATTCACTTGACTGTAATTTGCCAAGAAACTCAGACGTTTTTTCAGCGCCAACCCGATCAGAAACCTTTTTGCCAAGGCCAGCAGCAGCTCTAGTGCTGCTGCCAGCCCCGCTCAATACTGAAGCAAAATCTAAAGCGACACCTACAGGATCGGTTCTGAACGAGTTTTTTACTGCGTCCAACGACCCATAACGATCAACGTAGTACTCGCCAAGCGCTCTGGCAATTTCCTCTTCTGGCGCATCGCCACCAGTCGCCAAACTAAACAAACCTTTACCGAGGTCATAAGTGTCCTTGGCCGTGCCGATAGGATCAGTAATCACAGCGATAAAATCTTGAAGCGCCGCTTCAGCGCTTGGCCCTACATTTGCTCTTACATCATCAAAGTAGGTGCGCTGCTCAGGCGTTTGATCTAAACGCCTGAGCGCGTCTCGGATTTCCTGCACGGTTGCCATACCTTGCTCCTGTTAGGGCAAAAGCCCTTGTTCCTTTTTCTTCAAGATTTCAGCTAATTTTGCTTTTATCGAATCTCGAACTTTCACACCGTTATATTCGGCCTCAAGGTTTTTCTTATTCCCGTTGGCGAAAGCGATAAGCTCGTCTTCATTAAACTCGTCTAATAAATTGCTTAAACCATCTTCACCTGCGTTCATTTCCTCAAATATCTCGGAAACCTTTCTTCTGCGGAAAGGCATAGTCTTTCCATCAACCGTTGGGCCATTTGCTTCGAATCCATAAAGCGCCATGTGCTCTTCTAAACGATCAACTTCACGAGCGATGAAGTCGTTAAGTTTCTGAGACCGTCTGATACGAGCAAGGTTGAAGATTACCGGTAAGGTTGGGTCGTAAAAGCGCTGCTGTAACTGGATGTTTTCTTGAACAGCGAATTGACCACCCAAAGTTTCGCGCAGACTTTGTTGGGCAATAGCACCGGCAATCGACTCTATGTTTCGAGATTGGGCGTCAACAAGGTCTCTTACAAAAGCTGGCAATCGACCAGCAACGGCACCAGAAATAAACTGATCGCCTTCAATAACCCCTTTTGTAAGCAACGGCACAATCTCAGCGTAGCGCAAAGAGTTCTCAACTCTTCTTGCTTGCGCCGCTGCGTCGTTGACTTCATCTAGGTTATTCAAGATCCGGTCTCTGGATTCTATGTCGCTGTCTGGTGCTAACTGAAAAGTACCACCCGGTTGCTCGTATCTGCGTGCAAGAGCTATGGCGTCTCGGCTTGGTGTTTCAGTGACTTCGCCAGCAATAGTCGTTCTTCTCTCAAGACCTGCGCCTAAGTTTTCTATCCTTACAAGATTCTCGAAAGTATCTAGCTTGTTCACACCACGAGCGCTTAAAACCCTGTCTTTTTGATCCTCTGTAATCTCACCTCTTGCAAATGCCTCATTTGCAAGTTGATTTACACGGGCATCGCTTGTCAAATCTCCCAGACTACGTTGATAGTTCACAACCTCCTGCGGGTTAAAATTTAGTCCAGATGTAGTGATCCCCAAAGACACTTGGTCTTCAGGAGACTGAGCAAGTCTTGGGTCTACCTGAACGCCACGGCTTTGTGCTAATGCAAAAGCCTGCGCTCTTACATCATCTGCAAAATCTGATCTAGCTGTAGCAGCTTTGGTAAGCGTGTCTATTTGCTGGTTTCTAGCTTCTAAAGCGTTCAAGTTTCGTTTTGCAATGTCTAAAGGATTTTCCAGCACACCTCTGTTAATAAGCCTTGTGCTAACGATATTGCGCAGCAAATCAAGTGCAGGGTTATCCACCCTACGAGTAAGGAAATTGTTGTAAACGGGATCTTGCGCAACGGGCTGTTGCGCAAGTATCTGGGCATCTCTCAAAGACTGTTGAGCCTCTGCATCGGCTCTGGCTGCGGCATCTATAGAGCGGCGATATTCGGCTGGCCCTTGTGCTTGAGCGAGAAACGGGTCTGTCAGCATTTCTCTTTGAAATGATGTTTCAGTGTTATATGCAAGCTGACTCGCCGCCAAATCCGCTAATCTTCGCCTTTTCAATTCTTCATCCAAGGATGCCACGGCTAACCCCCGGTGTTTCTGTGATCTCTTCGCCATCACGGGCAAAGGTCATCGTTGATAAAACTCGATCTATTTCTTCTTCTGGGAAACCTTGCTCGATGAGCTGGTTTCTTATGATGCGGCGTGGATTTAAGATCCCCGCAGCTTGCTCTCTCTTTTCTTCTAAGCGGTCGTTGAATCTGTCTTGGATAAACTGCACGGGATCGTCAGCCAAAGAGGTGAACTGCTCCAGCTTGCTGGTGCCTTGATCGCCAACAGCACCCCCCGGCATACCAAAACCACCAGTCTCGCCAACCTTCCCGGCAATCTTCGACTTAACTCGATTCATTACGATTGTTTTTAGCACTTGGCCCATATCAGCCTCCTAACAGCGTGAACCCGCTGCCCCTATTACTTTGGGTTATGGGTGATGGCAAGATCCCGGCACCAGCTCGTAAGATGTCAAACGCTCTCAAAGGCGCATCACGTTGTTCTATGAATCGTCTATAACGATCTTCTAACAGCTCCTGCGCAGCAGCTCGTTGCCTGTCGCCGACGCTCTCAAGAGCGGCGGCGTCTCTAAACGCAAAGTCTCTGGCTTGGTCGCCAAGCTGTCCTAAAT